ACCCCGAACCGGACCACTTCCTGGAACAGCAGAGATATTGTTTCTAAATGCGTTCGCAGCCAACAGATTGTAATTGGCATCATTGAGCGGACTGCTGGAACCACCAATTTGTGGCAAGACCGTAATTGTTCCGACATTCACGCCGCCATCGTGAATGACCTCATTCAGCACAAAGGTGCCGGCCAGACTGCCAACGACAAAATCTGGCATCAACTGCAACACATTGCAGGTAGCACCGCTTGTCACGCCAGTCAGCGTATCGCCTAAATTAATCGTGCCAGTCTGATTCAGTGTAACAATTGCATACTGGGCAGATGATGGCGAAGAATGGCCGTCGTAACGCTCATAACCATCGATGCGCCGATAGCCTCCAGTAATCTGAGGCTCGTAGTTGCAGCAATCAAAACATTTGCCCGGGTCCAGCATTAATGCTGGCGTAAGCAGATCCAAGCCACCCTGAAGCGGGTAAAAATCCTGTTGTACGCTAGTACTCAAAATGAGCCGCCTAACATAATGGCTCGCCAAATGTAACCGCCCTCATCCGATTTGCTTCCAACAGGGCAAGCAAGTTACCGTACTCTGTTTTCCCTCTTTCAGAAGCATCTTCGGCGGCTTCGTACTGACCATACTTAATCAGCGCCTTCCAGACGATAATGTCGTGATATTGAGGGTCAAGAATTGGCACATCAGTATCATTAACAAGCGGGATCGCTACTTGATAATATTCACCATCGATCGTGTAACCGGTCAGATCAGGCGGACCACCAAGCACGATGTTTTTTTGCGGATCCACTGAATACATTGATGGGCGCATATAGTTTGTACGGTTCGATCCGTACATGTAGAGATTGCGAAATTCATCGTAATCGCAGAATGGCAAAATCATTTCATTACCATAGCCGATTGAGGTCGTGTAAATGCGCATTGAGTCGCGCTTCCAGTCCCCAAAATTTATTATTCCGCAGTCGGTAAGCGGCGCATAAATCTGCTGATTGGTCAGGACATTCGTCTGAAAGGAAAACTTCATACGCAACCATTCCCAATCGGTATGCTTTCTCTGCACGTCCATCCATGCGCTAGCAATCCAATTGACCAGGCGCATCATTTCACCAGTCTGGTTTTGGCAAGTGACTAGACTTGGCCCGGAAACGCCTGCCTCAGAACGCAGTGAATTGACTAACTGCAGGAAAGTTGACATTAAGCAGGCTCAGACTTGATAGCTGCCAACCATGCGCGACCTTTTGGATTGGGATCTTCCAGAACGTTGAATGGAAGCGCGAATGCGGTACGTGCTTTGGGAATATTTGATGCCATCGGGTTTTCGTAATTCGGCGCTTGCGGCGTGTATTTTGTTTCTTTGCAGCGCGCCAAAACCTCGACAAACATGCGACGCATTTTTATGGGAATATCGCGCGCCCACGGTTGATGCTTTCCATTTACAGTTAAAACGCCGTTAGGTGGAGCATTTTCATCGCCGGTGCTTTGTATTTCAACGGTCAGAATTTCGTGCATAAATGCCTCTTCTGAAGCGATACGCTTCAATTCAGCATCCTGACCAAGGATAGGCTCAATGCTTTGGCCTTGATCAACAACTACACCGCCAATAACTTGTTCGCCGGACTTAGCGTATTTCGCGTCTTTTGGTTGTGACATAACTCACCTCATTAAAATAAAAAAGAGCGCCGAAGCGCCCTTTTTGTTCGTTGTAAAACTTCGATTAAGATATTTGCGGTGTGGCTGGCAGACCGTAGGACAAGTCCTGCTCGGTCGTTGTGATGCCGGTAGCATTCCAGTTATCCGAAGATCCTGGAATAAAGCCGGTTCCCGCATAGGTAGTGCCAACAGAAACGACGATATACGCAAACGGAGTCAACGTATCCGGCAGTTCTGGGAACTGTGGCGGAGCGGTGAAGTTGCCATTCAAATCCATATTGGTGCCGATGGCGCCAGATGGTAGATTGACTGGTATTGGACCTTGAACAAGTCCAACAACACCGGCTGCTGTCAGCGTCCAGACATAAATGCAACCCTGCTGAATTGAAAGTGCCTTGAATGCCTTGCCTGTAACTGCATCGGTAGTCGGCGTGGTCGCACCGGCAGCGCTAGCAACGTAGTAAAGCTTGCTGTTATTGCTGAATGTCATATTTTGCGTGGTGTAAGTTTTTGCAGCACCAGTCACGCCGGAAAGATTGGCCGTTGCGCTACCAGCGCGGGAAAATACCCCGTTGGGGGCTTGGAGATCGTAGCTCATTTGAATTCCTTTTTAATTCGATTGATTTCAGGCAGCCATTAGCCGCCTGTTTGGCTAACTATTAGTAGCTAGTGGCGGCTGCCTCGATACGCAGCATCCATGCATCGTTAATGCGAACCGCATTAAACCAGGTGGAAGCTCCGACATAGCCGAACATACCCAGCGGGTTGGCGTGGTTCACGTCATCAGCGCGCAATACGCGAGGCGTAATAGCACTCATGCCTTTTAACGCAACCTGACCCCATGCCGAGGCTGCTACAACCAGGTACGGATAAACGTCGACAGCAGCACCACCGACAGACACCATTCCGTTAATAGTTGCAGATCCGGCAGCAGTGAATGGAACGAACAGCGGCGAAGGAATAAAGCGGAATTCTTCGCACGAACCCACTTCGCGGGGATGCACTGGCTTGGCTTGACCGTACTGCTCAACTTTGGTGAAGTCTGGCAGGTTACGTACGTCAGCAGTGCCATCAGTGTGATGGAAAACCAGGTACGCTGGCATGATTGCCTGTGTAGCGAAGTTGACTGACGGAGAGAGTTTGTCGGTCACGCGTTTTGCGCGGTTCGATTCCAAAATACGGGAAGCGAGGCGTAATTTACCGATTGAGATCGGTGTGTTGACCGATGACCGAGCGGATCCGTTTGTGTAAATGACCTGAGTACCGGCCTTGCATACGCCGTAACGTACCAGCTCCAGAACCTCACCCATAGTTTCGCCAACCAACTTAACCATTTCACCAGAAACATCGTCTTCGTACAGCGCCTCGGTTTTGCTCGTAATTTTGAACAAAATACCGTAATTTTGTAAAGTAACGGAAACGTCCTGGAACGAAATGGTATTGGCGTTCGGCGTAGTACCTTCCGACAATACAAAGTTGATAGGGTTGATTTGTGGTGTACCAACATATTGCTCACTGTTGATGCCTGATCCGGCCGTTGCTGCTCCAAATGGCAACGTACGGCGGAAAACCAGTGTGTCGGTATTGTTTTTTGGCATTTCGCGTTGTTCGCCGAATTCGCCTAAAACGATGATTGGCTGTGCATGATCTAGCATGCCTTGCGCGGCGCGAATAAGGTTCCGCGACGCTACGGTGGTATATCCTTGTGCTGCCATGATTGATTGCTCCTAATTTGATTAATAACCGCGTTCTCGCTTCTTCTCCCGGAGCTTCGCTTCGTGGTTCCAGAGTTGTTCTGGAGTCATGTCATCAACTGACAATGGCTTTAGAACTTTCTGTCCGCGAGTTGGCGCACCGGATGCCGATTCGAGTGTTTTTTGGCGTTGCTGTGTAAGTTGATTGGCTGCGGTCGTTTGTGTTTTGGAGGATTCGTATAGCCGGATCATCTTTGCTGCGTCAGTCATTTTTGAAGAATCAGCGAGTGCCTTAACTTCTGATGATTGAGTAGAAAGCCATTGATTGAATTCCGGCGTATTGACTTCATCGCGCCAGTTCCCGGTTGCTACCAACGAGTCCAGATGCGAGTCGATCATTTCGGTACGATTTGCTGCCGATTGCTCCGCCACTCGCTCAGACACGATTTTGTCAATCGCAGCCGTATCGAGTTGTGAGCCACGTTCATGCGCCAATTTGGCATCTAAAAATTCCTCTTGAATGCGAACAAATTCCGGGTTTTCAGCCCGCAATCGCTCCCATCCTTCGGGCGTTTTCATCGCCTCATTTACTCGCGCTTGTGTCGGTGCATCAGTTACCTGCTTCATGGCGGCTTTAGAAGCGGCCTGCATGGCTTGCTGCATCGATTTGTCAAGCGCACCAATACGGCCCTCAGTGCTTTTTGTGCGGTGGTCGATCTTCTCGATCAAACTCCGCATTTCTGCTATTGGATCAACTGCTCCCGTTGATTCGACTGGCGCTCCTGGCGGCTCTTCAGCGGCCACTACTCCTGTCTCACGTTCTTTGGTTACAGAATCCCATTCAGCTTGTGCACTGGCTTCATTGGCTAAGTTTTGCGCTTCGGTAGTCAAAATAAATACTCCTAAAAACAAAAAACCGACTCAGTGGCCGGTTTATTTACAACGATTTAAAACTGACAAGCGGCTATTGCGGCTCATCTACCTGCGCCCGGGCTGCCTGGTTCTTTGGCAGCGCAAGCAATTCTTTATATGCGGCGATCTTCCCGCGTATGTATTGGGTTTCCAGCAAATCCTTCGTCTGTGCTTCCAGGCGTTCTCCCTCAATCGCGCGCTGCTTTTCTAAGTGCCGCACAATTTCGCGCCAGATGTCTGAATTGAAGTTCATGGCTGGTTAGGGATTTGCTGTGCTGGTGGTTGTAGCATCACTTGATGTGCTGCCAAATTCGCTTCATGCTGGCGATCCTTATGCGCTTCGGATGCTCTTACCTGTAATTCAGCGCTTTTAATATCGCGCTGTGCAGAAGTGATTTCATTCGTTTTTTGCGCATCTGCCTGCAAGTCTGCGGCTTTCATTTTCTGCTCATGCAGGTACTGCATCGTAGCAAGTTGCATCTTGTCGTTAGCTTCACGATCACGCGCTGCGGCATCCTGAGCGGCCGTTTGCTGTTCGATAGCCGCATAGTCTTTCTCGCCTTGAACTTTTGCCTGAGCGATTGCAGTCATCGCATTCGCCTTCAACTGCGCTACCTGCAATTCGGCGTTAGCACGGATCTGTTCCGGCGTGGCCGATGGTGGCTGTGCCTGCTGCTTAGCAATCTCTGCATCCGTTTTCATAATGTCAGTCGGATCGATGTGCTGAGCTTTTAAGATGGCTTTGAACCACTGTTCCCAGTTGACCATCGGTGCGATAGCGCCATTTGCCGCATATTGACCGAGGCCCATCAGAGCTTGATTTGCCGAGTCGCGCACCAGTAGAACCGAAGTCCCGCGCGCATCTACCTGAAAATCACCCTTGCACTCATCTTTTGAACCGTATGCCATATACCAGTCGTAATAGCGGCGCAAATGTGGACGTGTGATTGAATCATCAAACTGCTTGACCATACGGCCAAGCACGACATTCGATGAATTTTCAAGAATCACCATCCCGCCAACTGTATCTGGAGCAGTACCCTTTTCACCCTGATTCAATTGTGGCGTGCTTGACTCTGAATCAGCGAACTCCTGCGCTAGCTTGATAATTGATTGTATTTCTTCGGAGTGCGAGTCAATATTAAACGTAGAAAATGCCTTAGAAGCATCAACCTCAGGGTTTGTCTTGTACCAAATTTTGCGCCCGGTGATCGACCATTGCTTATCGGCTGGTTCAATCGAACTGGTATCAATGACAACCTGCGGACCAACTGACAAGCCGCTGTTATCCATCAGTTGGCGCCATGCGGCATTAAGTACCCGTTGAGCTGACTGCATCAAATGAGGCATGCCATAACCCCACGGCTCACCGTCAACTTTCTCCCAAATCATAAAGTCATAAGGAAGATCGCCGGTCTCAATCGGATTCAGGAACCCTTTGATTACCGTCTGGTTGACCATAATCACGCAACCTGATATGGACTCCGTTGCACCATCAGGCACGTTGACACCGGCAGCGCGCAGATCCTCAGGCAGGAATTCACCCCAGTATTCCCACAACTGGAAGTGATCCTTCTCGGTCAATGTGCCTCTTCCGTCTAAGTCTTTGCGTTTATCACGCTGAGTCGTATCTAGTTCGGCAGGGCCTTCTTCTAACACTTTGCTGATCTGCTCTTTGATGTAGCCAGGCTGCTTGGTCAACTCGCGCAACTGGCGTGATGTCTGCTCTTTTTTCTCAAAGATGCCGATTCCATCGTGAATATCTTCGCCACATCCCGGGTCTGGATAGACGTTCCATGGATCCACGCGCTCACTGGCCGGTGATTTTTCCTGCTCAATCTCAAGTTTCCAAACATTCGTGCCAGACAACTTCTTATATGCCTTGCGGACACGATTAACAACGATTGGGCCTTTCAATACGCCGGTACCCAATACTGCGCAATCATGAATAACCTTGCGCTCTTGTCCGTTGAAGTCGCTCTGAATCATCAGATCATCGATTTCATTTTCCATCGCCTTTGCGCACCGATCAGCCTCATCTAACTGCGCCTGGAAGTCTGACGAGGGCCGTCCACCTTGGACTGCTTGTGTCATTGGAGATGGCTGTGGTGATCCTTGAACCGGTGTTGCTTGAGCCT